AATCCCTGGACGGACGCGAGCATCCCGTCGAGGCCGCTGGTATCGAAGCCGAGCGCGTCGCCGAGCGACTTCGCCCCCATCAGCAGGACCTCCGTAAGCCCGCTGAATATGCCGACGATGCCGCTGAAGGCGATCTGGAGGATGTCGCCAACGCCGGCGAAGAAACTCGCTACCCGCCCGCCGATCTCGAATACGGCGTTCCACTGTCCGCCCACTTGCGAGACGTACTCCCAGACCGCCGAGAGGTTCTGGATCAGGAAGTCTCCGATCTGCGCGAGGAACCTGGCCCCCTGGAGGATGCCGTCGCCGATCGTCTGGCCGATCGTCGCGCCGCCGACGCTGCCGATGAGGTCGGAGAACTGCGACGTAACGGACTCAATAGCCGGCGCTAGGTACGCGACGACCTGCTGGATCACGCCCGCGATCGCCTGCTTCGCCCGGTCGAACGAGTCGCCCATCGCGTCGATGTTGCCGGCCTGGGCGCCGGTGAGCGTCAGCCCGAACCGCTCGGCCTCAGCCCGGGCGGCCTGGATCCCGGCGGATCCCTGCTTGAAGATCGGCAGCAGCTCGACGCCGGTCCGCCCGAAGATCCGCACGGCGGCCGCGGACCGCTCCGCCTCCGTCGGGAGCTGCGAGATCGCCTGGGCAATCGCCTCGAAACGCTCCGCGGCCGACATCCCATTGAGCGATTCGACCGACAGGCCGAGCGTGTCGAAGGCGGCCATCGCCACCTTTGACCCGTTGGCGGCCTTCACGAACGCGATGTCGGCCTTCGTCATCGCCCCGCCGATCGTCTCCATCGAGACATCGACCAAGGCTCCGGCGTAGGCCAGGCCGGCCATCTCGCCGTAGGTGACGCCCAGGCGGGCCGACATCTTTTTCGTCGCGTCGACGACCTCGGCCTGCGCGGCGCCCATGCCGATGAGCGACCGAATCGCCTGGCTCGCGCCGCTGGCGATCGACCCGAAGAGCTGCGCGCCGCTGATCGCCGTCAGCATCGACAGGCCCGAGCGGAGGCCCTTCACGTCGTTCTGCATTTTGCGCATCGACGCGGACGCGGTGTTCACCCCGGACGTTAGTCCGCTGGTGGATGCCGTGAAGACCGCCCGCACTTTGCCGATCGTTGCCATGCTATTTCTTCTTGGGCTGCTTCAGCTTCGCGAGCTCGGCCGCCATCTCCTCGGGCGTCTGTGTCGGCCGCGACGGGTCGTAGCCGGGAATGAACATTTCCTCCGCGTCGCTCGACACCTTCGCGCCAAACGCGTTTGCAACCGATACCGCCAGTCGTGCCGTCCTCCTCCAATCCATTCCGAACGGCTCGACCCGGTAGAACGCGATCCACCGGCGGAGCTGCTCGACCGTCAACTGCTTCTTCCACTCCTCGACGTCCCAGATCCCGAGCTCCAAGGCCAGGCGATAGGCGAATAAGTCGTACGCCCCCGCCTGGCTTCTTAGTTTTTTTCCAGTTCCGCGACGTCGGCCTCCGAGATCCGCATCAGCTCGAGGCCCTTCTCCCAAATGCGATGGAGCGCCGCGGCCGACCGCTCGCCTAGGGCGGCGACTTCCTTGTCGGTGAAGAGCAGTTTTCCGCTCTCGTCACAAATCAACATTGCCGCCAATTTCGCCCGCCACACCTTGTGCGGGGTCTTGTTGTGCTCTTGGCAGTACAGCTCCCATGCGTCGCGGTCGTTCGCGGACGGGCGGCGGAGGTACACGTCGTCCTTCCATTCGGGAATGTGCATCTTGACGGGCTCGCCAAGATCGCGGAGCCCGAGGATCGCTTCTCTGCTGGTCAGTGCCATTTCGTTTCCTTAGAAGCCTGTGAATCGAAACTTCGCGGACGCCCGCACCAGGTCGCCGACTGACGCTTCGACCTCGTACGATTCGAGGATCGCTTGGCCGGAGACGCCCAGGGCGGAGAGGTTCGCCTTCGTGCCGATGTCGGAGACGGCGAACCCGTTCCCGAAGAATCTGACCGATGCCTCACCTGAGTCAACAGAGAGACACTCGTACCTTCGGACGACAAAACCGCCGCCCTCGACGCCGGCGTTCCCCATCGTGGTGACGTCCGTCAGGTTCGCTTTTCGCGGGCTAACGCTGATGGAGATCACCTCTCCCACGGCGCTGCCCCAGGAGAACGTCTCGCCCTGCGCCGGATTCGCCATCGCGACCTCCCCGGATCAGTCGGGGATCGAGACGTATGTCGCCGTGCCCTTGACCAGCTCGCCGACGGCGTACTCGATCTCGGCTTCCGTGCACTTGAACACTTCGCCGTCGTACGTGATCGTCTCGCCAGCCGTCGGGGGCGTTCCGAAGAAGCTGCACGTAATCGTAACCGTCTCGCCGCTCACGGCGCCGGCGCCGGAGTCCGGCAGGCCGTCGATGTAGACACGGTCCGAGCCTGCGGCCAGGTCGAGCGTGGACGCGTCGAGGCGGTTGCTCGAGCTCGTCGGGTCGATGCCGACCCGCTTCACCTTGACGTTCGTGAGCCCGTCCGGAAGGCCCGCGAACGAGACGCCCTGCGCTGGTGTCGCCATGTGTTATTTCCTCACTCGGCCGGGGCGGCCTTGTACGTGAAAGTCGCCGTACCCTTGATCATGTCGCCGACAGCCCATTCGGTTTCGACCTCGGTACACAGCCAGCCGGTCGCGGCGGGGTTCGTGTTCACCGCCGGCGCTTCGCCGAAGAAGCTACACGTGACGGTCTGCGTGATGCCCTCGTCCGCGGCCGCTCCGACGTCCACGAGCGGCGCGTCCTGGTAGACCCGAGCGGAGTCGGAGAGCGTCGTAATGTCGACCTTATTGCCGGACGACGTCGGGTCTGCGGCGCTGCTCTTTACCTTGACGTTCGTGCAGCCGGCGGGCAGTGTCGGGCCGACCGAGGGCATCCCGGAAAGTTCTGCCATGTTCACTCCTGCCAGAAGACTGAATAGGTCTGCTCGGCCATGTAGGTCGGGACGTCGCGGCCCTCCATGTAGATCGGGTCGCCGTCCTTCTCGTCGCTCAATCGGACATCGTCGATTGTGCAGCCCTCCGCCTCACCGTTGAAGTTGTTGATCGCTGCCCGGACAGCGTCGGCGAGCGTCTTCGTCTGGAGGTAGCTGTCGGCGTAGATCTCGATCAGGAACTCGCCGACCGGCGAGCCGGACCCGTCCAGGCCGCGGACTCGCTCGGTGCCCTCCCGGGCGTAGCGGACGAAGGGCGGGGCGGCGCCCTCCGGGATTTGGACGGGGTACGCGTTACACTCGGCCGCGTCCTCGATCGCCCCGCGCAGCCATGCTTCCGGGCTTGCCATGCGTCAGCCTCCGTAGCCCTTGTTTTTGCCGCTGTTCTTCTCGTTCGTGGCCTTGTCGAGCGCCGCGGCCAGCTCGCCGGCCAGCAGCGACGCCACCTTGCCTTTGATCTGCGCGAAGGTCCGCTCCATCATGCGGATCCCCTTCATGCGCGTCGTGCCGTACTCGTGCCAGATCGCCTTCCGGGAGGCCATGCCGTACTTGTAGCCGAGCCCCGCGACGGCGGCGCCGCTCTTGTTGTTCCCGATCCACTTCGCCTTCGTCGCGACGGCCCGCCGCAGCTCGCCGGTCGACCGGGCCTTCGTCGCGACGGCCCGCAACACCTCGCCGGTCAGCCGGGCCTTCTCGCTCTTCTTCCGGCGGCCCCGCCTGGTGCCGACCGGCGGCGTGTTCGCCCGGAGGATCGACACGCCCTTGCTCTTCACGATCGCCCGCCGCATGGCCGCGAGCATGTGCTTTTTCGCGATGTGCTTCGGGAGGTCCTGGTAGCTCTTCGCCAAGTCGGCGATCTCTCGCTGCATCTTCCGCTCGTCGAGGGCGATCACGTGGCTTGCTCCTCGCACGTCAGCTCGTGCTCCTCGCGGTTGCCGCGTTCGACGGCCGACGAGACGTAGAGGATCTTCCCGCCCCGGCTGTCCCACCGGATCCGCATCTGGCCGGTGATCCCCGGAACGTACCGCATCCGCACTGTGTACGAGACGCTGCCGCCGATCTGCCCGCGGCGTTCCATTTCGGTGTACGAGATCGCCTTGATCATCGCCCGCCTGGTCGTAAGGGTGCTCCACGTCTGAGTCGACTCGCCGAGGGAATTACGCACCTCGGTCGGGTACTGGATCGTCACGCTCTCGCGGAGCAGTCCGGCGGCGAGTGGCATCACCAGACTCCCGTAACGGACTCACTGGCCAGGAGCGTCTCGAAGGCGAAGGGCAGCTCGGCCGGCTGACTGCCGTCCGTCACCACGAGCTCGCGGCTCGAGTAGAGGTGCCCGACGTAGAGCAGGATCGCGGAGCGGAGCTGCGGGGCGAGCGGCTGGCCGCCTGCCCAGAACGTCACGACCAGCGGCAGGTTCTGCGGGGTCGAGAGCGTCACGGTCGCCGGCCGGCTGTCGGAGTCGACCTCGTAGGCGGTGGAGGACACCGCGACGGCGTCGGCCGTGATCGCGAGCGTATGGTCGACGTCGAGCAGGAGGGGAGGGGAGGGCAGCTCGAGGACGTTGCCTTCGCCGCTGTAGGTCGCCCGCAGCCGCCGCTTGACCAGGGAGACTCCGAGCCGCTTCTCGACCAGGGCACGGCCCGTGGAGATCAGGGACGCGATCAGGCGGTCGTCGTCGGTCTGGTCGGCCGACAGCCGCAGGTGAAGCCGGGCCTCGGACAGCGTCACCGGCTCGACCGTCGGGTGAGTCACGACGACCACTGAGCGGGGCAGCATGGCGGGCTCCTATCGGACTTCGGCAGCTTGCGGGCCGGGCGCGACCGCCCGCTCCGAGACCTGCGGCAGGACCGTTTGCCGGTCCGGAACCGCCACTCCCGACTCCCCGAGGACCTTTGCGAGCTCCGGCGTGGCCGTGATGACCTGGCCGGCCTTGTAGCCGCGATACGCCTTGAGGAGTCGGATGGTTTCCATATGGGCAGGCAGAAGCCCGGGGCGGCGTCCTTGCCGCCCCGGGCCTTGAGCCTTTGTCGCTACTACGAGGTTGCCTTCGCCAGGCGGCCGACGAACTCGGGGGCGTGGTTGACCACGCCGAACCGGGTGTTCGCCACATAGAGAACCTGACGGTTCCGCATCAGGATCTCGCGGCCGGCTTCGATCTCAAGGCCGTTGGCCTTGAGTCCGACGGCGGTCGCCATCGAGAAGTCGCCGTAGAGGGCGAGCGTCGTGGCCGGGAGGCCCTTCACGAGGTAGACCGGGGCACCGAAGATCGTCGGAACGATCCGCCCGCCGCCGACCGTCATGGTCGTCTGCTGGGCCGCCCAGAGCTTCATGAGATCGACCCAGCCTGCCTTCGAGCAGACCCACGAGGCCGAGCCCATCAGGGTCTCGTCGACCTTGCCGACAACGTCGGCCAGGTTGTTCACGGTCGTCGCGGACGCGAGGGCAACGGTGATGGTGTTGCCACCAGCCACCGAGGCCGCGAGGCCGGTGATCGTCGGGCTCGACGAGTTGCCGCCGAGCCAGACCGCGTCGAACTTCTGAGCGTAGGACAGGGCGAACCGCTCCGCCACCAGGCCGGCCACGTCGATCGGGCTGTCCTCGATCAGGCTCCGAGAGACAGCGACGCTCGCCCGCATCTCGTAAAGCGTCAGGTCGCTCGAGCTGGTCGAGATGTCCTGGTCGCTCGTCGCCGTACCTTCGGCCACGAAAGACGCAGTGGCGTCGCCGACCTTCGGGAAGCTGATCTTCTGAGCGTTCGGCCGAACGACCGTCGCGAGCTGGAGCGCCACCGAGCTGTACTGCAGCCGGTTCACGATCGCGTTGTAGAGCTCCTTGACGACGTATTCGGCGCCGAGCGCGTCGTAGGTCGAGCTCGTCTCGCCCATCGCCCGGATTTCGCCGGTGAAGAGCTGGCGGAGGTAGCCGCCGACGGCGGCCGCGGCCTTCGGCGAGGAGAACGCCTTCACGCCCGAGCGGATCTCGGTCGTGAGGTCCTTATGCTCCGGCTCGGGAGCGACCACGCCGCGGGGCTCGGAGTCGCTGGCGATCACGGTCCGCAGCGCGGCGAGCTTCGCGTCGAGGTCCTTCTCCCGCTTGTCCTCGGCCTCGATCTCGGCCGACCGGGCGGCCAGCTCGTTGATCCGGGCCTGGGCGGTCGCGACCTCTTCGGCGTTCTCGCTGGTGAAGGAGCGGAGCGTGTCGAGCTCCGAGATGATCTTCGCGGACTCGTCCTGGAGCTGGCGGCGCTTCATGTTCGGTGATCCTGATT